TTTTGCCATGTTATATTAATCTTTAAAGCCTTTAAAATCAGCAGGTAGTTTCATTCCTTGAAGTCCAAGCTTGATGCCAGCTTGAATCATGTCCCATTTAGTAAAACCATATTTTTTCATTAAATCGTTTGCCTCTTGCGCTCCAATTTTTTGAGTTATCAATAATCTCATTATTTTTTCCGCGCTAGGTTTAAAACCACCAAATATTTTAAATTGTTCATCTGAAATTTCTTGTGGAGTTACATCTGCTTCTTCGATACTTTTGTCTATTTCAGATTCTTTAATAATGCCAGCCAACTGCTGCATTCTTTTTGTTTCGTTAAGTTGCGTTTTCATTATTTTTTACTTTAAATTTTTTACCTTTTCGTTACTTCCGGCTACTTTTGGTTTTGCCATCTTTGTTAACCTAGATTTTTAATTTTTTTATAAGCTTCGGCAACCTGTGTTTTTAATTTTTCTATTGATTTTTTTGTATGAGATTTTACTTCATGCATTCCTGAATTTTGGTATGGAAACTCTTCTTTTAATCTACTTGAGTATTCCAAAACTTTATTCACTTCGGCTAATTTTTTTCTAACTAATTTAATAGCCTCATTGTATTGTTGATTTTCGTCTCTAGTTTTAGTTTCTTTTTTGAATCTATTATAGTTTTCGAATAATTCTTTGTATATGAATCCACCTTTAGTTGGTCTATTAGGAATTTTAGGAGCGTCTTTCCAATCTCTTACTCCAGTTTTATAGCCTTTTGATTTTCCTGCAGCTAATTTAGGCTCTTTGTCTGTAGATTCCTTTTTTACTTTTTTGTTAGCATAAGGAGCTGCGTATTTCTTTTTTGGATTATCCAAGCCTGGTAAATAAGCATCATTTCCGTCTCCTGGAATTCCACCAGTACCGGTAACTGATTCTTCTTCTAAACTATCTTCGGATAATAATTTTTGACTTAGGAATTGAACAGATACACTTTTTTTCATTAATTAATTGATTTTAATTCATCTATTAAATCGTAGTACTGTAAAATACCTGATATAGTTTCGTCCTTAATACCAATATTTTCTTTTATTGGAGATATTAATTTGATAACTTCGTTTAATTTAATTGAAATTACTGGACTTTCTACTGTTTTGGATAAAGATACTAATTCTTTTTTAATGGAAGACAATCTTTTATTTAAAGATTCTTTTAAACTAGCTGTGTCGGAGATGCTAGAAATATATTCTTTTAACAATCCTTTTTGTTTTGTAGAAAGAGTGCCGTATTTGTCGTTAAACTTCTCTACCAAAATCTTATAGGTCATTAATCTGATCTCTTTGTCCTCTTTCATTAATTCTTCTACTAATGAATTAGGAACTTTTTTATTTTTTATATCTTCTTTGCTAATTCTTTCTAATAAAGTAATTTTATTAGCAACTAGTTGTTTTGTATCAGATTGTTTTGAATGTTGAGATTCAAATATAGTGTAGATTGATGCGTAAGATTTGTAATTTTCTACTTTTGCCTTAAAGAAATCCTCTAATTTATAATTTCTCTTAATTTCTTTGATTAAATTGTATTTTAATCTATTTGTAGTTTCAAAATCAATTTTTTTATATTGATCTACCACCGTAGAAATAAGTACTTCTGCTTTTGATTCAGTCAATTTCTTACTTGTAACTAATGTATTATACAAGTTGTACTCTTTACCAAGATCGGTATTGGTAAAATACTTTTTTAGTATTTTTACCGCTTTGGAATCTTTATTTTCTAAAAGATCCGCTGTAGTCTGTCTAACAAGTAATTCAAATAGAATTCCAGTGTTACGATATTTAGAATGTTTTACTGCCATAGTTTGTAAATCGGCTACCAATAAATATGTTATTATTTTTCCGAGTCTTCTATTATATTACTTTCGTCCAATGTAGTAGACTCGAACAAAGTTGTCTTCCTTTTAGGGAACATTTTCTTTAAATCTTTCTCATATTGAGCAAATAAAGCTCTTGTACTTGTAGTATTCTCTAAATTCAATGGTCCACCTTTAAATTTAGGCTTAAAACTATCCTCTCCAGTCTCTGCACTTGCTTTAAGATCATAAGATCCTAATCTATCTCTACCAAATGGAGAATCGTCTGTATTATAAGTAGATTTATATTTTTGAGGTCTTCCAGAAACTTTAGTAGGTCTATTTGGATCCAATTCATCGTACCCTGATGGCACATCTAAGCTACCGTCTTGTTTACCACCGTACAAACTAGCCAATTGGTGAGGAGTACCAAACGCTTGACCTGTTTCAACAGGGTCATTTCCTTCTTCTTGAATTTGTTTGTATCTAAACTTACGTTTTTGATCCTCAATAATCATATCTTCCATTTCACCAAATTCATCTTCTGAAATATGGAATACATTTTTCCAGATATAATCTCTAGGTAAACTTGCGGCTTCAGAAGCTTGATTGATTAAGTCTACTTTTTCTTTCAACATAGACAATCTTTCTTGTTCGTATATGATTGAAGGTCCAGTTAAACTTATTTGGAAGTTAGCAACAGATTCGTCTTCGTATCCATTGGCGTATAAGTGTACCAATGCGATCTTTTTAAGTTCTGATACTACAATTCTTTGGATTCTTTCTATTGTTCTAGCAAAACGAATATCTTCAGCGGCTAAAGTTGCTTTACCAGTTAAGTCCTTTTCGTATCCCATGAACGCTTTAGGAATCTTTAACGCAGCAAATACTTTTTCTCTAAAATACTGTACGTCTTCGATACCATTATAAGTCAATCCAGGTATTGTATCAATTCTAGTAGTGTCACCGTTACCTCTGAAAGGAATAAAATAGTCTTCTAACATATTTTGTACGTTGTACTTCATGTTATATTCACCTGTAGAAGGATCCACTAATGGAGTCTTCTTCATTTTATTCATCATTCTTTGAACATAGTTCTCAACTTCTGCTGGAGGAATTGCTCCTACGTTAACATAATAAGCTCTTTTATCTGGAGCTCTTACAATTCTATGAATAAGCATTGCGTCTTCGATCAAAGTGTATTGCTTAAACAATTTTCTTGCATTTTCCAAATATGATTTACCGTAAGGTAAGTAGTTAACGTCTCCAGTGAATCTAAAGTGAGCCATTTCGTAGTTGTCAAACCAAATTCCTGGATCTTGATTGTTGTAAGCTGATGTGTATCCTGTTGTAGAACCTAATGCAGCATTAGGATCGAATTTGAATCTAACTTCGTTTGGATTATGTGGGTTAAAACCTTCTTGTCTAACGATATTGTAAGCAGAAAATGGAACTACGTTGTAAATTCCAAAATTTTCAGAAATTTCCATTTTTAAATAGAAGTCTCCGTACTTACACATGTTTCTAACCCAACCCCAAAGATTAAATTCTATATTTAATACTGAGTAAAATAATTGCTCTAGTAAGTTTTGTATGTTTTCGTCTGCTGAAGTGATATGTAAAAGTATTCCGTTCTCGTCCTTTAAAGTACATTCGTCAGCAATAATATCTAAAGCAGATGAAATAATAGCGTCTGTATCCATTGCATCGTAATCAGCGTATATCATTACACGCGCTGATTGATAGTTCTGTGCTAAGTTTAAATTAACGCCATAAGCAGTAGACGTAGTGTATACTTTGTGGAATCTATCGATTAAGGAGTTAGTTTGAATAACACCATTCGCTTGAATATTATCAGTATCCATTACTTGAATACCGCCACCTTTGGTTCCGGTGTTTCTGATAATCACATCGGTAGAGAATAGTCTTCTAAGCGATGCGAATAGATTGTCTTTTTTTACTTCTGCCATAATATTTTTTTAGTCTATCCTAATAACCAGGTTAGATCTTGTGTGTAATCTCCTCCCGGTGCTGCTACTTTCATATTCCAAGGATTTTGAGCATTCGTAGCATTTGAATTATAGAATCCCATATCCGAAGAACTCTTACCTATATTATTCATAACGGATACAGTTAGACTATCTGCAGCCTTTTTGTATCTCACCGAAGTCTCTCTTAAGAACATTGCGATCGCAAAAGCCATTACTAAGTCATCATTATAGCCCTGCATCGCCTGTTGCTTACCATTCTTCCATATAAATACTCTCAATTCGTCCAATAGTCTTATGGATCTGAAAGTTACTTGCTTATTTTCTATGAAATCACGCATTTTTTCGATAACATTCAGTCTTATTTTAGTCGCCATGGTAAAGCCTGGTACCAGGGAGTTGTTACCATTATGTACGGTTAAATAAGTCTGGAAATCAGCGCTATTATCAGCTCTGTGACTATAGTGGAGGTTATTGTATCCACTTTCTAATACAGATTGAATTACGTCCCATCCAATATTAGCATTTTCTATTACTAATAATGCTCTATTATATTTGGTGGCTATAGAAACTAGTTCGTTAGCAAAATATCTAGTGTCAATTTGAGCTTTATATTCTGCAACTTGAGTTAAAGTATCCACATCAATTACATGATAAGTGGAATAGTCCATTCCGTCTCCTCTGGCAACGTCGGCAACTACCATGTAGTATCTCATAGGATCTGGATATTCCCAAACCCATAGAGCTCTATCGAGTCCCTCTCTATTAACTGGCTCTTTAATGCTATTTTCTTGATACCAATTCAAAATATCTGGTTCGATTACCGTATTACCTGAGGTTGCAAAGTCGCAATCGCACTCTTGTGCGGCCATTCTTACGCCAAGATCGATGTCTTGTTGCTTTCTCCATTCAATATCTCTTTCAGGGTGCACCGTCCAAGGTAATGATATAGGTAAGAAACCGTTTTCTTGTTTTTGTGCTTTAGTATAAGTACTGTGAAACCAGTTACCCACACCGTTTGGAGTAGATAAAGCTATGCAACCTCCCCCGGTTGCCAAGGTCATCTTAGCAGCGGTGTAAATTGTTTCGATATTGTCAATGAATGCGGCCTCATCTATTACTAATAGTGTTACGGCTTCAGAACGACCAGAATCACCAGCCGCAGATACCGCTTTAATTTGAGAACCATTGCTTAATCTAAGACTAAGTTGATTATTAGAAACAGATTTTGCGATTTTACGCATCCAATCTGGTAAATTATCGTAAGCGAATCGTACTTTTGTAACCATGTTCTTTGCAGTATCTTGCTTGGTTGCGATTACAAGTACGTTCTTATCTCGTTGAAACATCATCAACCATAAAGAATAAGCTGATACTAATGTAGAGATACCTAACTGTCTTGATTTATTGATAACAGAATCAGGATGT